ACAGATACAGGTAGCGTGACCGTTGTTGTTTATCAACCAGTACAATTATCGATAGATCCCCCGACCAATTTAGTATATGGCAACCAGGGAACTATTAATGTCACTACAAAATATGCTACAAACTCTATAACTATAGCACCAACATACAATTATGATTTTGTTGGATCATCTGCGGGTTCTGTGGTTAATTTACCTGTTAATGACAGTGCTGAAATTGGTGGAACTCAATCCACTACAGGGTATACTACGACAATACCTTATAATGATAGGGGACCACTGAGTGTCACATATGTAATTAGAGCAACTGGTAAATTGGGCAACTTCCAAGAACAAGTAGCTACTATTCCAATTATTATTGATGACACTCCTGAAAATTTAAACATTCCTGAGAGTGAAGATTTAATAAAAGATCAAACACCAGTTGTTTCACCAGAGGTGGAAGTTTTATCTGATTTGATTTTAATTGATGATGTTGATATTAAAGTAGAAGTTAAATCAAATTATCCTATTCAGGTTGATCGTAATCAAGATGATGACTGGACTAATATTAGACAAATTGGATCTCCCCCATATATTCAGGGAAGTTCGGTTAGTGGAAATTCTTTGCCTATTGAACCTGAAGTTTATTCTATAGAATCAAATAGTGCTCCTATCAGTATTGATGAAGAATTTAATGTAAGTTCTAATGCTGCTACTACAAATATCAGTGTCTCAAGTACTTTTACTATAGATCCTTATATCTATAGTTTATACTTTAAGATGTATGGTGCTAGTGGTGGTGGTGAAAATATTGCTGCTAATGCTGCGTTGACTACTACTGCAGGAACCAGTGGTGGAACAACTAGTTTTCTTGGAATATCTTTAAGTGGTGGTACAGGAGCAGGAATTGGGGGAAAAAACGGAGGAGGATTCGGGGGACAAACTACACTTGGATATACTTGGTCGGGCACTGGAGTTTCTGTAAGTTCAGCAAATGGAAGCCGTGGTAGTTTATCTACTGGAGGGTCAGGTGGAGTAGTTGCTGGTTCTAGAAAAAATGGTGGTGTCGGATCCAATGGAGTAAATACATATACTTCATCTTCATATCACGTTTTTAATAATAACGACACTCAAACCATTAATGGAGTGCCACCAAATAGTCATAATTTTAGTCAATCTGGTTCAACTTCTGATATTACACTGAGTTATGCAAATCCAGGTGCTCCAGATGGATTAACTGGATACTTGCCAACAAACGGAAAATATTATAATTTGAGATTTACTAATCCTTACGCAAATAATTCTTGGACTTTTTCTGTTAGTGGTGTTTGTAATCAAGCTGCCGGTGGTGGTACTGGCGGACAACCTTATTCTTATCAGGGTTATCGTTATAAAAATTCTAGTGGAATAAGTCTTTGGTTTCAAACTAGTAATGGCAATAATGGTTATATTCGTTGTTTTACTATTACAACTACTGGTGTTAAACCAGGTGCTGTAGGCAGGGGTGGCGGTGGTGCTGCTGCCGTCGAAGGTACTATACCTAGGCAAGCACTAGTATCATCAGGAACTTATGCTCCAGGATCGGCAGTTCCTGTGGCTATTGGTAGCGCAGGATCTAGAGGTGGAACAACTGGTGGGTGTGCTAATGGATTACAAGGATATCTTACAATAATTCAAACAATTTACCCCCAGGTATACCTTTCTAGTAATAAACTTATACTTAAACCAACGGATCCAACTGCCACATTAACTTGGACTGGTGCTGGAGATATTAATGCTATTAGATGGCCATTTAATGGAGATATTGATAATAGTAATGTAAATAGCACATCTTTTGTTAGTCCTACAGTTACAACAACATATACAGCTGAGGGATATAATACTTCAAATACAGATTTAGTTTCATATAATCCAGAAGCTTCATTGACTATCGTTGTATATGCACTACCAAACATTCAAAAATTTGATATTCCAGATACCATAGACTATGGACAAACTTCATTTAATGTTTTGTATGAGGTAGAATACGCAAATACGGAAATAAAATTAGAATTTTTTAATGGTGGATATACTGCTGGTCCTAATGTTGGACCACCTTTTCTAGAAAAAACTGTTATATTAACACCATCTGGTTCAGCTGAAAATTTATCTGCTGAAAGAACATCAGAAGGAACTGATTCTTATTCTCCTCAATGGGATAACTTTGGTCCAAGAAATATACTTGTTAAGTTGAGTTGTTCAGGTGATGGTGGAAATATTTCACAGACAAAAACAATTACTGTTAATATTGACGAAACACCAGACAACTTGCTTATTCCCGAAACTGATAAAGCATTTAAATCTCAGATACCAGTTTATACACCAGAGTCTGTAGAAGTTATATCTGAAGCAATTTTGATTGATGATATCGATATATCAGTGGAAATAAAAGCAAATTATCCCATTCAAGTTGGTATAAACAATACCACTGGTGTATGGGAAAATCTTAGACCAATTGGTAGTGGACCTCCAACACCTGGCGGTAGTTCGGTTAGTAGTAATTCTATGCCTACTGAATCTGGTGTGTATCTTATAAAACCAAATAGTGATCCTGTAAGTATTGATGAAGAATTTAATGTTAAATCTAGTAATATTACGGCAGTAGATTTTGCAAAATTAGTTACTTGTGTATCTGTTATTGATGAAACAAATAACAGTTATTATAATAATCAATCAGCTTTGAATAATGTGTGGGCAGGTAGTGCTATTATTGGTGGTGCGACAAATAATCGTAGAGGATTTAGAACAGCATTCCCATACAGAACTTTCTATATCTTAGATCCACAAGCATCAGGGCAAAGTGGTATTGATGTGCCTACAGCATATCCAGCAGATCCTAACGCAATTGGACCAATTCGTGTTAATCGCGATGAAGGAAATGCTGGTAATAGATCTGATTGGTTTGCGATTTGTAATTTTGGTTCTTTGCCATATGGAACAATTGTTTCTATCTGGATTGATATTTCCGGTTCGATGAGACTCTCTACAGTTCAGGCATCGTATAATTATTTCTTGACACGTTGTGCTGCTGCTGGTATTGAAATTGTACTGAGTCTTAGTGCTGCTGGCGAAAGGTATATTGAAGGACATATTCAATATCTACCTCCTAGTGCTAATTTTACTGTAAATAATACAAATATTATTACAATTATTCAGGGGCAGTCCGCTAATTTAGAGTGGATTGTGTTTGGTGATCTTACTACTCTTAATATTACTCCCGGAGTTTTATCAAACGCTACTACTTTCAGTAATTTTGTCAGTAGTACAAATGTAACTCCACAATCAACTACCACATATCTTTTAACGGCAACCGGTCCTGCGGGAAGTACAACACGACAAGTTACAGTTAATGTTTTAATTCCACCAATACTTGAGATAAGTGCTAATAAAACCACTATTATTGTTGGATCATGTGCCAATATTAATTGGAATTATACTGGAGATGCTGATAGTATTACGTGGACTACTGGAACTATAACTAATGCAAATATAACCAGTACAGAAACAGTATGTCCAACAGATACTACAACATATTGTGCTTTTTTAGATGGACCTGCTGGACAATCACCTGTAACATGTATTACAATTTATGTAAAACAAATTCCAACAGCATCTTTGACAGTTCCAAATGAAATAGATTATGGAAATAATTTTAACATTCAATATAATACTCAATATGCTAACACTAGTATAAGTATTACCCCAACGTATACATATTTGGATGGTACAATAACAACAGGAACTTCTATTAATAGGACACCTGCTACTGGTGCTGAATTGGGAAATCCCGATTCACAAACTAAAGCAGATGGAACTGTTCCGATAACCGTTCCTTGGAATAATTTTGGTCCTTCTCAAATTAGTTTTTCTATTGATGTTGTTGGCGAAGGTGGAACTGCTAATGATATTAAAACTACTGCAGTAAATATTGATCAGACACCAGATAATTTATCTATTCCTGAGACAGACGATTTATTTAAATCTCAAGAACCAGTCTTCAGTCCAGAAGGAGATATTTTGTCTGAGTTGATTTTGATTGATGATATTGATGTTGATATTGAAATTAAAGCAAATTATCCCATTCAAGTTGACAAAAATCAAGAGAATGATTATAAAGATGTTCGTCAACTATAACATCATAGATAAATACTAACACTGGGATACAATGTAAGAGGAATGACATTTTCATTTGCACCAAATGATGAACCACTTTACGTGTCCGAAGGCGATTACGTTCAGTTTAAATTTAAGGCACCTTCTTCTTGGGATACAACTCAAACAGTTACTCTTCTGATTGGTGATTTACTTCAATATTGGTTGATTACTACGATCAAGGAGGATTTTACTCCTGATCCATATCCCATGCAGGGATTTGAGGATGCCGACATTGATACTTTGTATACATTCGCTGATGGTAGTAGACCTGGAGAATCAATTGTTGTTGTTAGTGGATTAACACCAACTACACAGGCAGCTGTAGGTATTTCATCTAATGTTCCTATTCCTGGAGGATCTCCTGTTACTGATTATGTTGCGATGCGTATTGATTACGATGGCAATGGGACTTGGGATACTGGTTGGATTGATAATACTACTGCAGTAACAGTTGAGAATGGTGCAAGGATACAGGTAAGAGGAAGAACTTCTACTTTTTACACTCAAATTATGAGGGTTGTTCTTGAAATTGGAACAGCAACTGAAGTATGGGAAGTGCAAAATGAAGCTGTTCCAGGTAATTTTGCTGTACCATTTCCAAATTTTACTGATTTGGATCCGGTAGAACCAGACACAATGATCTATAGTGAGGTTTTGACGGTACAGGGGTTAAATGAAGATGCTCCTATTAGTGTTAGTGGCACAGGTGAATATGCTTTATCCGTATCTGGTAATACTAGCACTAATGTTAATGGATTTGATGTATTACTTGGTGCCTCTTGGTCCACTAGTGGAACTGTATCTAATGGAGATTACCTACAATTAAGAATTCCAAGTTCTACTGCTAACTTGACACCTGTATTTACAGATTTGTCAATTGCTGATACTGCAAACGGATCGTCATGGACAGTCACTACTGGTGTTGCTGATGATGATACACCAGGCAATTTTTCATTCCAAGATAAAACTGGTCAGTTAACTAGTACATTGATTGGATCAGATCAGCAACCGTCTGCTGGTATCACTGGATTAACAGCTGGTTTATCTGTACCAGTTGAAGTAGTTTCTACAGATTCTAGTTTAGTTCGTGTGAGAGTTAATAGTGGATCTATTGGAGTATTCCCAACATCCGTGCAAAATGGTGATAAGTTAACAATTTATCTACAATCTAGTGCTTCATTTAATACTCCTAACACTTTACAAATTAAGGTGGGAGAACGTACTATATCTACATGGACGGTTATAACTGGTAGTGGACCAGACAGTGATGCAATATTTACTCCCCCGCTTGATTTAACCAATCAAGTTCCAAACACATATGTGACTAGTTCTCAAGTCACAGTAAGTGGTATTAATATACCGATTACTATCAATGCTACAAATGGATCTTTAATTTCTATTGATTCTGATATTCCTGTTGCTGGTCCCAGAACTTTTGATCCTAATGTAAATACATCATTCGCTATAACATCATTAGTACCAACAAACCTTAATACATCGCAACCTACTGTAGTTACAGTGGGAACAGGTTCTTTAAACAATCCTTTTACTTGGACAGTGACAAGTTATGCCTCAGCACCTTTACCACCAGATAATTTAGGTGTTTGGTATAGTAAGAAAGTAGAAAAATTTGATGGTTATCCTATTGGCACTGTATTACCTATCCTTAAAGAAAATTCTATCGTTGAATATGGAGATCTGGATGGAGATTTGAATTCTAGATATCCAGGATTCATTAAATGTGAAGGGCAGAGTTTAAGTACCACTCAATATTTTATTTTATTTGATATAATTGGATATACTTATGGTGGATCTGGATCCAGTTTTAATATTCCTGACTATAGAAATAGAAGATTATGTGGAACTGGTCAAGTTGATGCTAGTAGAGGCAATTCTGCTGCATTACCAATTGATAGTGGTGGATCTATTCTTAACGTTGGTGCTGAAGGTGGATATTGGTACTTTGATAAAGTAGACGTTTTAGGTACACAACCACTAGAACAAATTCAGGGAACTGGAACTAGTGGAGTAAACAGTGAATTTTTTACTCTAGGTACAGTGAGAATATCTGGTCTTGAAACAGTTACTGATGATGTTTTATTTTCTATTACCGGTCAAGTTAGTGGTATAATTGGTCCATTAGAAAATGTTGTAGTAAATGTTCCTTTACATGATCATGCATATGTTGGTGCTATTCCTGATAGTGATGGAGGAGATCCATTAATTAAATGGGGTCCTCCTGCTGGTAGGGGTATGTTTGGTGGTCAAACTGGGAAAAATAGTTATAGAAATCAAGTTGGTAGTTCTGATGATATTGCTGGTAAATGGGCAGATTTCATTGGTAGTCTTGGAATTTTTGAAAATGAAATGAAATTGTATTACGGCAATGGTTTCAATTTGAAAGACTGGGCAGCTGCTAATTTACCAACTAATTGGGAAGTTAATGTGGATGTTCCAAGTGGAGCCACTGGTCAATCTGATTTTGGTGATGAAAATGATGACGCTCAAGCAACAGTTGACTTTATGACTTGGTGGATATCTCCTGTTAGTGGTTTATCTGGGGCATCTTTACAATCTACTGGTGGCGGAGAACCAAACCCAGTAGCTGCTGTTGTTGATACTGAGACAACTAGATTTACAATTGAGCAATATATTCCCACTAGTGGATTTACAAATGCACATTCTCACTTCCTCACACAAGATGTTGTTCAGAATGCTCAGGTTGATTTTAGTTCCGGTAATAGTGGTGGTGCTGGCACCATTACAAGTGGACTAGGAAATGGTGTGACTCAACTTAATCTGGTATTTACACAAGCAGATATTTTTATGGACATGACAGATGCGACATTTAAATGGAATAGTAGTTTTGCCAAACCAACTCCTAGTGTCTCAATGACACCACAGATTCAAGTTCCAATTCTCAACCCATTCCACAAGACTAAATATATCATTAAAGCATATTAGAATGAAATTACCTGATTATAGACCGCATGAATTAATGCTTGACCCTAAAATAACTAAAGTTGAATTTGATGATTTTATTGGTGTTTGGCCAAACTTTATGCCCCGTCCAGTGTGTGATGAACTACGTGAGTTCACTGACAATACTATTGAGCAAGCATGTGTCATTAATCCTAGTCTAGATTTATCTCAAGTAGATAGTGCTGATCGTGTTTATAAATCAGCTGATATATATGGCGGTGAAATGAATCGCAAAGACATGGCATTTATATTAAATTATGCTAATAGAGATTTGGTGCTTAAGATTAATTCGATATTAAGATCTTGTGTATTACACTACATCTCACAATATCAATCACTAACTAAAACTAGTTTAATTTCTTCTGACATTAAAATACAAAAAACACCTCCTGGCGGTGGATATCATCTTTGGCATTATGAAAACTCTGATGAAGCACATGCTATGCGAGAAATAGTATGGATGATATATCTAAATGATATGCCAGAGGGTGAAGCAGAAACAGAATTTATGTATCAAAGAAGAAGAATTAGACCAACAGCAGGCACAGTAGTTATTTGGCCTGCAGGATATACACATACACATAAAGGTAATACTGTCTTGACTGAAGATAAATATATTTTGACAGGATGGTACATTAAACGTAATTAACGACCCATGGAACAAAAAATAGCTCTTATTCAAGTTGATTTCGCAAACGATACCATACTAGAAGGTGGAAATTCTGATTCGGGATTTACTTTGCTGCCTACCGAGTATAATGGTAAGCGATTTAAGATGGATGCTGAAATTAAGGAAAAATTCTTAAACACATCAGTTGATGAATTTTGGCATAGTGATAAAGATTTACTTGAGTTCTTTCAATATTTTAGTGATGGAACATATTTCTGCCAAAGAAAAAGAGTAAAGTATGATTTTGCTACTGAAAGCAATTACTTGAAAACATATTCCTTTACCGGTGCTACAGGTGAACAGGCAAAAGAATTATATGAATTAGTTAAAACATTCTTTGCAGTTGTAGTTGAGGTTAAAAACCTCAAAGTTGATACTTTAGTTGCTGGTGTTGATAAAGAAGTTGCTTTCTATGAGCAGCGTATGTATAAACTAAAAAGGCAGAAGCGCGAGATGCTAACTCTGTCTGATTGGAGAATTCTTCCTGATATTGAAGATACTTACGAAGGCGAAAAAGAAGAATGGATTAAATGGAGAAAGTGGGTTAGAGAAAATTCTACACCTGCTCCAACAAATGCAGAATTTAATAACTCTGGATTGGAATATTTTAAGTATACATACAATCTTAAATTTCCAATTGATCCAGCAAAATATAGGAAACTATATGTAGATGGAAAGTTGGACGATGGCGTAACAGATGCTCCTGCGTTTATGGACGCTGATGATGCTAATCAATGGGTTAAGCATGACTCTCAGGCATCAACTGATTTCTTTAAGAACAGAGAGGTCAACATGTTTAATCTGGCACAAAGAGGAATTGCTCCCACTAAGAAAGTGACACAGAAAATTTTAGATATGATGAAGGAATTGAAAATTAATGAGGATGTTGAAGTAGATTGGGATAGATTCTTTATTGATGAAAATGAACTATGATATGTGAGATTGATTTACTAAATGATGAACAGTTATCACATATCACACAATACTTTAAATATCTAACATTTGAAGATGGTAAGAAAAGTAATCTAGATGCTAATAAGGTCTGTCAAACTGTGTTTGATGGACCTGGTAATTTAGATTTGAATATGTATTGTCGTGATATAATAGCAAACAAATTGCCATTCACTGCGTCAATAATATCACAGATATATTTTGTCAAGTATGATGTTGGTGGTATGTATGAGAATCATTATGATGCTAATCCATGTGGTGGTGTGAGACCAGATTATAGTATGACTTGTTTTCTTAATGATGATTATGATGGAGGAGAGTTGGTGATAGAGAATGAACGTAGTATTAAATTATCAAAAGGTAAAGCAGTAATATATCCCGGCAATTTACTTCACAGAGTAAATGAGGTAAAATGTGGTAGAAGAGATGTATTCATATGTTGGATTGAAACATGAATGATATTATACAGTATAACAAATTCTTTTCTTTTAATGTAGTAGAGAGAATCACATCTAAAATAAATGAACCACGGTGGAGACATGGACATGGATCACATGTAGATGAGAATAATAATTCTCTTGGTATACCATTTTGGCGTATGGATCTTTTAGATGACACATACTTTTCTGATTATCTTCTAAATATCATTAGGGAAAAAACCCAACAAGATTATGATTTGTATGATGTGTATGCTAATGGGCATACATTTGGTACTCAAGGAGAATTCCATGTTGATTGGTATGAACCAAACGGGAGAACCCTATTATATTATGCAAATTCTAACTGGAGACCAGATTGGGGCGGGAAGACTATATTTCTTCTTGACAAAGAAGAATTACATTATCAAAATCCTATACCAAACTCTGCTGTTCTTTTCCCTGGTAATATACTACACATGGCAGAGGGAACATCTAGATTATTTTCTGGATTGAGAGTAACTATTGCTTGGAAACTAATACTAAAATGAACACATCTTACGACACATTTTATCTTGATAATTTTATTGAGCGATATGCTGCCTTAAAGGGTAAAGCTATTTTGTATCTAAGATCAACAGGATGGAATAATAGTTCTGATGTTGATGCAATCAATGCATCAATGCAACTTTATAAAGATATTCTTCCACTTGATATATGGACTTGTTTAAATCAATCAGAACATGTTTTTGTTGAAGTTGATGATATTACTGACACGTTGAACTTTTTGGAGTCAAATTTACCAGAGAGTCAGGCATCAACATCTACTCCAGAGAATTATATTTTTTATTCTCTTGCTAATTCTAGCGGTCAAATCATAGCAACTAACGAATAATGTTTTCCGAAGACTTCGATATTGTAGAAAAATATAATGTAAACACACAGGAACATGTCTCAACAATTGAGATGATGCCTAGAAGGTTTACATCATTGGTTGACTCTAATTATTTGCCAGCACTAAGTTCTGCTGTAATTGATAAATGCAACAAACTATTTAATTATACGCAAAAACATACAACTGATCCAAATTATTATTTCGACAAATATTTGCATGTAGAACATAAAGACGGTGAGATTATATCATTTTATTGTAAGAATGCTATTCGTTTCAATACTATCAGTCATCCTAGTGTCTGGGATACTTTCATTAAAGAAACTGACAATGAAAGTATTAGAGAATGTAGAACTGAAATTGATAGTATTACTAGTGATCTAGATCATTACGAAGCAGCAGTTATGGGCATTTCGTATAATACCAATGGAGTTGCTACACAACTCTCTGTATATGATAAAACGTATGAACTCAATGTAAGCAACAGTGAGATTTTAAGTAAACTCAATACTTTAACTCAGACTCGATACGATATGGTTAAGGGTGTAGTTTCTATATTGCCAGATAATACAGACATCAAATATCAATTAGCATTTCATTATCCAGAAATATTTAATAATGATAATGAATTATTTTTGAACAAGACTCTTAAGAATACAAATATTGTTGATGCTATTCTTGACATGCTCTCTCGTGAGGGTGGACTGGAACTCATCACCAGTGAGCAAAAAGACTATATCAGATCAATTTGTGTGGGTCAATCTACATTTGAATTGGAGTATATTATTGGTGTGGATGGAATGATCAAAGATTTTTATGTCCACCAACGCCGTTTGAAAGAGTTTGAGGACTTGACAGTGGGTTGACACCTATGCTATGGTAGTAAAGCGTCCATCGAACCACATGAAAGTTCCTGATCAGATAGAGTTGCAGCACATGCAACTCCAAGCAATGTTACGAGATAATAACATTCCAAAGAGTGAACTGATGTATGTTGGTAAGAGGGAGTATACTACAGACTATCCTGCTCATCCAGAGTATCATGGACAGATCATGCATTGGTACATTATCGCTGGGGAACATGAAGTTCCCGTTTGTGATATCGAATCGGTTGATCAAATTGAGTAATCATGCTACAATGTCCCCTATAACGCTTGTATTACATGGATTGGAATAGTACCACGAAACACGAGAAACGTAAAGATGCGTTCTATATCTTTTATGAGAGCGTTCTCAAACCAGACTATCAGCTACGTCAAGACGCACATGATCAGCAATGCTATCATGAGTTGTTAGAGTGGCGCAATGAAATTATTGAGTATCTTGACAAACGTCGCAACGAAGACTTTAATGACAACTGAAATTAACTGGGCACATGAGTATTCAAAACAGCGCAAAGATCGTATGCAAAATGCGATCGATGATTATCTCAACGATGATAAAGTATCAGCACGACAAACGCATGAAGAGATGCTATCTGGCATCGATGATGTGATAGAATATCATAAGAAAGCATACTGTCGTGCTATGTCTCTTAGAGACTACATGACTGGCAACACTGCTCTCAATCTAGACCACCGTATTCCCGATCGCTATTGACATGAACGAAGAAGAGTTTAAACAAACAGTTGAAAATTTGTTGACGATCCAGAGCAACAATGATCATAACTTCAATGTAATACAGAGGAGACTTGATTCTATTCAACAGCAACTAAATGATCTAAATGACCTGAAGGAGATGTTCCGTCTCCCTAAACCAGAGAATAAAAATCGTAAACTATTTGATGAGGTTGACGAGTGAAGTTTACTCGTGGTATGATGGTTCAGTATCACGCCACTAAAGGGTGGGTAGATTTTATTTGTGATAGGTATATCACTATTTGTTATATCGATCGACCTGACCCATCATGCCGTCATGGTCGTTATCAGTCAACCTTATGTGTTTTTCGAGAGTATTGGGATGAAGTATGCAGTTGTGTGGATGAAGAACAAGAAGAAGGGGCAAGCAAAGCAGCAAGCGATCTTCTATAATTTGGATGATGCTAGCATGTGGGAACAGCA